CTAGTTGATCCGGGTAATAAATCAGAATTGATGAGAGAACGAAACGTTCAAATTGATCTTGATGATGAAAGCGACGATTTCATCGATTTGACTGAAATAATCTAAAGTTATGCAGGATATAATGTCAAATAGAGGTGCTTTTACTAAGCGCAGGATTTCGGGACTCTCTGGTCCAATGGACGATACTAATACTTCGTTATGGACTACTGTTCGAATCAATAAGCTATTAGAAGAAATCGATAATGGAATGGACGTAAAAGGTTTGCGTAACTCTCCATTTAAAGACAATGACATTAATTTAAAGCGCGCAAATCTTCCATTTGAATACACTCCAGAAGAATGGTCTGAACTTGAAAAATGTAAAGACGACCTGCTCTATTTTGCATGGAATTATTGTATGATTCAAACTGATGATGGAGTACAACTAGTAAGGGATGCTGGAGGACTTAGGGATTTTCAAGAGGAGATTCTTCTTTCGTTTAAAGGCAACAAGTATAATATCCTAATGGCAAGTAGACAGACTGGTAAATCAGTAACGTCTGCCATCTATATCCTATGGTTCTTATTATTTCATGCTGAAAAAACAGCTCTTATTGTTGCCGATAACTTTACCACCACTCGAGAGTTGATTGAGAAATTTAAAATTGGTCTAGACAACTTGCCGTTTTTTATGAAGCCTGGCATAAAACACATCAATAACGGTAATATTAAATTCGACAGTGATAGTCGTATTGTTGCTAGAACGACAACAAAGAAATCAGGTATCGGTCTCTCAGTAAACTTACTGTACATGGATGAGTTTGCCCACATTAACGAAGCCAACTTAAATGACTTCTATAAAGCAATCTTGCCTACTATTACAGCCGATCCTAATGCAAAGGTAATTATTACGTCTACTCCAAACGGTAAGAACAAATTCTATGAGATCTGGGCAGACGCCGTTGCAGGAATCAGTGATTATGTTCCATTAAGAGTTGACTGGTGGCAAGTAGGAGGCCGTGACGAGGCTTGGAAGCAAGCAGTTATTGCAAACTTAGGTTCAGTAGAAGATTTCAATCAGGAATACGGATTACAATTCTTTTCCTCAGATCAATTGCTCTTAAATTCTAATGAACTAAAGAGACTGTACAATATTAAATCTAACTATGTGAACCCAGAGTTCACATTGAGCGAAGAATATTCGTTCATTAATGACTATTTGAGTTTTCATCCAAACTATGCTAAACGCTCATTGGACTCCTTTAAAGTGGATCCAGCTTATTACGTATTTTCAATAGATACTGCAGATGGAGTAGGAGGAGACTTTTCAGTTCTCAATATTTATAAACTTGCTGCGATGCCAGTAAAAGAACTCTTAAAAAAGAAAGAGGCTGTTCGCAATGAACTTGATGCAGTATCACTAGTTCAAATCGGACACTTAAGATCCAATGAGCTCGATATAAATCAATTTTCAGCAGCAGTAGAATTTATCACATATCGAATATTTAATCCAGAAAATGTTAGGATCGTATTAGAAATGAATCACAAAGGAGAACTCATCTATAATAGATTAGTCGACAATCCTGCGTTTTGGACATCTCAAATAGTTCATACTAAACACACTGAAATGGCGGTGCAACCTAAACCTGGAATTAAATTAGGTCCGACTAACAAAATAAAGTATTGCGAAAAATTCAAATACCTTATCTCTATTAATAAGATAATCCCTAGTGACTACTTAACAGTAATGGAATTAATGTCATTTGGTAAATCCAAAGGAGGTACGTATAGAGGACAGAACGGAAACGATGACCTCGCCATGACTTGTGTCAATCTTTCTCCTTTCTTTGAATCTTCTCAGTATTGGGATATGGCAACTGCCACCTACGAGTCTACTTCTCCGGAATACAGACAAGAAGTAGATGAAAAGATATTTAGTCTATATCGATCTTCAGGAAGCGCTAAACCTCTATATGACTATGATGCACTGAGAAGCGCAAACTCTTCAAAAAGAGGAGTCGCTGACATCAATTCGAATGCCAGAAACGTATTTGATTTGGACGCTCTAGATAAAATGCAAAAAATGAAGAGCAAATTTTTTAAAAGTTAATTTTAATTTAGTATCTTTGTACTTACAAATTGTGTAATCTCAATCTTATGAAAACTCTCAAATTTCAAGACGACATCGAACTTGATGAAGTCTTTAATCAACACAAAATTGAAATATACGACAACTTATTAAATTCAATAAAGGCTAACTATTTGAATCCTAAATTGAATGAAATAACAATTGTTAAGATTTTAATTAAGGACACTGATTACACTATTAATTTATCTAGGGATAAATTTGTAAGCGGTTTGAACAATGCTATTACCTTTTATGAAGGCCGAGAGGAATATGAAAAATGTAGCGAATGCGTTGAGATTATCAAAGAAATAGAAAAAAAATAAAAGGAAAATAGTCAGTATGAGTCATGAAACAGCAAACCAAAAAGTAAATGAAAGAATCCAAGAAATATCTGAGAATCTGTTAAACAAGAAAATAACTGAAGCCGAGAGAAACGAATTAGCAAATTTAATCTATCCAAAGCTGAAATATTTTATATGGAAATTTTGTAAAAACGAATTTGATACTGAGGAGGCACTTCAATACACTTTAAAAAAGATCTTTAAGAACGTTTCCCAGTTTAACTTTGAAAAAGGTAGATTTACTACGTGGATCTATACGATCGCTCGAAACGAAACGCTTTTCTATCTACATCAAAGAAAAAAGAACTCTCACGTAGACATTGAAACGATTTATTCAAAGGTAGATCTTCCAGATGATTTCGATATGGAAGAAAGTAGTTTTACCGATATTGATGATATTTATGAAACTACTGTCGCTGAGATATTTTTAATCGAGGATCCAGTATTAAAAAATATTGCAATCGATAAGATGATTAAAAATAAAAAGGTTAAACAGATTTCAATCGATTATGAAATGAATGAAAACACTGTTAAAACTAAACTTAGAAAAATAAGAGCAGACATTAAATCATCAGTATTGCGTAAAAACCCACAACTAGAAGAAAAAATAAAATTTATTTTATGAATATTATAGATCGCATAAATCCAGTTAAAGTTTACAAAAACTTATTTAATAGTCTAGTTGATCTTTCTCATTACTATAGGTATAAGAAAATAATCACTGAACTTAATAATGAGGGTAAGCTTGAGTCAATTGGTCTTAAACCTGATGAGAATGGAAATCTTTACTTGGGAGTAGACTTAAATCCAGAACTTTTACTCTATACTGAGACTTCTCAAGAATCAGTTGAGCTTAAATTGATATCGGAGAAGATGAAAAAATACACTGATTTTTTAACAAAGGAAGGTATTCTAGATTCAATAAAAGTTGAATACGAAAGAATCTTAACAGAGGAGTATTATGGATATGTTTTACAAATAAGTTTCGATTTTAAAAAATACAAAAGGGCACATATTGTATATGCAATCGGATATACACTATCTGCTTTTGCTCTCATTGCACTAGGCATTTTTAGTCTAGTTGGAGCCTAAATAAATAAAAAGAAAACATTATCATGAAGAAAATTAACTCATTTATAGAAAAGCACAGCACTAAAATCATTTTAGTATTAGTGGTGTTAATATTTTTAAACACTTGTGGAAATCCTACAAAATCTTTGAATCGAAGAGTAGATACTCTTTCTAATAAAATCGATTCATTAAGCAAAACTACAGTTACTAAAAAGGAGCTTTCTATCGAAGGATTAAAGGCTGAAAAAAGAATGATTCAGTCAACCGACAGAAAAATGCTAGACGTTACTCGTCAATCTCAAATCGATAAAGAGATCTCAGCATTAGAAAAATAATCTATCTTTGATGATTAATTGGATAAATCGAAATAAGAAATCAATTATACGTAGTGCCTTCTTGATTCCAATACTTTCAGTAGTAGTGGTTTCAATCTCTCACGTGGTTAGCTGGTACGATCTGGCAAATCCAATGAGTTGGGCAATCTATCTTTCCATTGCAATTGAAATAGCTGCTCTTTCATCAATTGCAGCGTCCTCAGTAAAAGTAAAAGGATTTTCAGTATGGTTCGTTTTTATCATAGTTACCCTAATACAATTTATAGGTAACATTTATTTTAGCTATGGAGAAATCAATACTGCATCAAAGGAATTTAAAAATTGGGTAGAACTCACTCTTCCTATCTTTGATTCAATTGGAAGTGATGTGTCTGATATGATTGCACAAAGAAGACTTCTTGCAATACTTGAAGGAGGTCTGCTTCCTTTAATCTCATTAACTTGCTTGCACTTCTTTATAAAATATGGTGATATTGACGATCAGCCAAATGTGGAAACTGAAAATGAACCTCTTATTAGTCCTGAACCAAGTGAACCTGCTCTTCCTGAAGAAGTAATAGTTCCTTCTGATCTAGTTGATCTTTCTAACGAAGTTGAACCTGAAAAAGAAGAGGA